AATAATAAAATTTTAAGAGATGTTAAAAGATTTGGAATATTACAGGTTAAATTGCGAAGAAAACTACATTAAAACTCCAATAAGTGTATTGAGATATATTAAGGAATTGGAAAATAAGAATGAATCTGCTCATGAATTGTTGGAGGCTTTGATTGATTCTCAAAAATTCTTATGTGAGTTAGGCACAAACGAAAGTGGATTAGCTTATGGTAAAGCAATGAATATAATCGATAAAGCAACAGCATGAAACTATTTATAACATATTCGGTATTGTTTTTAATAATTGGGTTAATAGTATTTGCTGGTAAGTCAGAACCTAAACCCGATCCTAAAATTCAAGAGATGGCCGATAAGATGTTTAAGGAGCAATTAATAGAGGGCTATCTCAACTATAAGGATTCAAGCAATTTAAGAAAGAAAGCGTTAAGGAAAATATATTCATCCCCTAAATGGGCTAACAACTAAGCAATGGAAATAACAGAAGCATTACAAGCAATGAAGGGTAAAGATACATTTACGGATGTGTTAATTGATACCGCAGAAAAGAGCCATAACAACCTAAACGAATTTGTTGCTTATCAGGTTTCACAATACAACGAACCCGAACTTAAACACGACAAAGAAAACAGTAATAAGTCAAGGATGGATAAAACATTCACCAAGGAAGTAATGAAAGTCTTAGTTGATTATGATGAGAAAGGGAATGTTATCAAATGCCCACATTGTAAAAGTGATGATGTAAGTGATATTGAAGGAATAATGTGGTGTTCTGGTTGCGACTCTACGTATTAACGTTTGCTAATGACTAAACTATGGGTAGTGATTGCCCGAATTAAAAACTAAATAAACTAAATAACAGATGGAATACAAAGCTGAAGATTATATAAATTTTATTGAGCAAAAAAGATTTGATAAAATAAGTAGAAACGGAATGGAATTAATAGCGATTGAATTTAGAGAACTACAAAAGCAAGGGGAAACATTACCTATAGATAATGTTAGCGTTGCGTTACCGAGTATTGAAAGTATTGAGTTTTGTAATTGGTTAGAAGAAAATGGATATAAAGGAACTCTTAATGCTTGCTTGTATTTAAAAAATGATATGGAATATTATAAAGATGTTTTGTACCAACATTACACTAATTTATTAGAGTTTGGAAAATGAACGCTAATGCTGAAAACTAAATAGCGTTTTAATGCGTTTAGATTGTGTTAGCGTTTGTTTTTTAACTAAAAAAATATAATAAAATGGATAATAGAAAATGGCTTAAAAGAAAATACCCTGAATCTTTTAATAAAGTAAATGGTTTTTTAAATGATGAACAATTGCAAACCTTTAAGGATGGTAAGTATAAGATAGGAGAAACAACTGACGTATTGAATGAAGGAGAAAATTACGGAAAAGGTACGTTGACAATGTTTAAAAGAAGTAATCCTGTAAACGATTACAATTACCCAATGCATACGATAATAGTTAAATGTAATGATGGAGTTACAGCAAGCGGATACAATAGTTTTTGGATAACACCAAACCAATGTAAAGAAATAGCTAAATAGTATTAACGCTAATGACTAAACTATGTTTGCGGTTGTTTTTCACAACTGAAATATAGGTAGTGTTAGTTGCAGTTTTAATAATTAAATAAATATAAAGATATGTTAGTAAATTTAACACCAATAAAAGAAGAACAAGAAAGAAGAGCTTTAATAGCTAAAGAAAATAATTTTGAATACACACCTCAATCTGACCCTAAATATTTACAAGAGACAGGTATTTACCAAAGTTCTTTTGCTTATAACTTTCCGGAAGATGAATTTAAGGAGCTTGAAAAGTTATCGTATGATGACAGGTATAAAATATTTGAAAACTATGAAAAGATAACACATGGAGTTGCTGATACTATTGAGCAAATAAAAGAATACTACAAGGAAGAGGTGTTGGATGAGAATAAAAAATACGCAATAGCCCTAACACCTGTGTGGCAGGAAATTGAAAATAAAGGAAAAGGTGGTGGCTGGAGATGGCACAAGTGGGGTGAGTATATTGGTAAGTTAGACCCACAATGTGAGCATTTAGATGATGAAGATTTTGGAAAAGACTTTAAGTATGTAATAACCTTTACTTTATATGCAGTAAGGTAATTGCAACTAATACAGAGCTTGGTGGCGTTTTTCATGCCGCTTAGCGGATATTAGGAAATGTTTATTATATATATCTTGTATATGTCAAATATATATATTAATATTGTAGGGTAAACAAATTAAAACTATGAAAAAGAAACAAGTTGAAATGTCAATATTACTATTTGAGAAGATAGAAAAGTTGGCCGCTAAAGATAAAAGAAGTGTAAACAAGCAGATCGAAGTGCTATTGACTGAGGCTGTTGATAAACGTGGTAAAAAATAAGTTATGGAGAAATTAAGCAAAGAGCAATTAGAAGCGGTGTTAGATTACTTTTATTCAAGTACTTCCGAAATGGAAAAGCACCTAAAAGAAAAAGGATTAATAGATGAAGCGTTCGAGGTGGGGGAATGGTATAAGTCAGTAGAAATTAGTACTGGGCGATTCATACTCGCTTGTTATCAAGGTAAGGATAATCATCAGTATGGTTTTATATCTGGTGGATCGTGGAGTGATAAAGTAGGTACTGCTTGGTTAGGCGGAATGGAAACAGCCAAAGCCACCCCCGAAGAGATACAATCAGCTTTAATAAAGGAGGCTAAGAAGAAAGGGTTTAAAGAAGGGGTGAAAACTAAATGCCTTAATGTAGCTACAGACTTAGAAACTATAGGTGAATTTCAAACTTTTACTAAGGATGGAAGGCTATTATTTGATAGTGATTCTGAGGTAGGATGGTGTTGTATAATGGATGAAAAAGGCATCTGGGCTGATATAATTGAGGAGGAAAAGGAAGAGGAAACTAAGCAATCTATTCATGATAAAATTGAAAAATTAGATTCAACCCATAACGCAGAAATCACAAGGAAGATGAATGAAATAATTGATGTTATAAACAGTAATAACTTACATTGAAAAATAGAATTATGGAATTAGTGAAAATAAGATTAGGAATATTAGTAGTATCAGTAATGTTACTTACTGGATGTATGGACTTACAAGAGAGTGTTGAAGAGTCAAGGCTTAAGCACCCTAATAGCGATATTAAATTAACAGATTCGGAGGATGTTTATATTATTAATGATACACTTAACAATAGACAAATAGTTGTTCATAAATCAACATTTAAGAATGAATATTTTTACACGAATCACAGCTAACATTAACCCCCCAAGCACAATACCAAATCAAATAGGAACTAACACTTAATAATTAAGAGGATGAAGCATACGTATTCAGATGGATTTATAAAAATGACCGCAAAGGATTATGATGTTTCTTTTGAAGTTGCTAAAGATATTATTGAAAAGTACCCTAATAACTTTTACCAAGAGTTAGAATGGTATATTGAAAAAAGAAGTATTAACCAAAGAGATTAAACAGTAAAAACAAACGATATGAGAATAGTTTTAGAGATTAGAGCAACAGGAGATTTTACCGATCAAGAATTAAAAGACTTTGTTGAATTTGAATTACAAGGTGGTAGCTTAGACGGTAGTAATCCATTTGTATTGGATGAAAGTGCAGCTCAAATAACAAGGGTAGATGTTGATTAACCCTCAATAGAAAACAATAACAACTAAAGAATAAGAACATGGAGAAAGTAAAAGAGATAAGTTTAAACAAAGGCATATTCTTATCAGTAGAAGAAACTGACATTTTAAGAGATGCTTATTTGTTACAATCAAAACAGTTAGAACTTGCAAAGGAGGAAATAGAGCTTAAAAAAATAACGTCTTTTAATCTTTATGAATTATGGCAGGACGTAAAGAAAGAAAACACCACCCTAAACGCAAGAGTAAAAGAGCTGGAGGGGAATTTTGAGGCTTTTTTAGATGCTATGGAAGTAAATCAGTCTAAAGAAATGCTAAGTAAGTTTAAACGTTTAGATTATATTAATTTCGGGAAACTTATAGCGGATTCAACTAAAGCATTATCTAACAAATAAACAATAAAACAAATGACTACAGAGAAACAACTAACGCCATTAGGAGAGGTGTTAATGTTTGCTAATGTTGAGTTGTATGAATTGTTTATTAAAATTATAGGGATGGAAGAATTGATAAAAAAGCACCAAAAGGAAATTAACTTTTTAAATTGGAGATTAGAAAACGCACAATTTATGGGTAGAAACGTTAAAATAAGAATAGAAGAAAGATTGATAGTACACACTGAAATATTAAACGACTTAAAAGCGTTGGCAAATTTAAATAAATGATTTATAAAACGTGTTGGGCACATTTTTAATTGATGCCTAATGGCTACTGTATGTTTAGTGCGAATTAACTGATAAATTAAATTGATAAAGATGGATATAAAATACTTAGAATACGAGATTAATAGATTAGATATATTTAAAAGCACTTGCGAGTTAAGTAGCGATGGTGAAGAAAAGCTAATTGAATTTAAAGCAATAAAGCAAGCATTAAATATACAGAATGTTAGCGTTTTGTTGTTAAAGAAGTTCATGGAGCACACTTTTAATTGCTCTGGCACTAACTATGTTTCTGATATAAAACAACCTTGGAGTGGTGTTAAATTTAGTAAAGAAGAAGCACTCTTATTGGAAATGTTACAAAAAGAAATAGACCCAGAGCAATAAACGCTAATGACTAAAATATGTTTTTGTACTTTTTGGTATAAAATATATTTTGTGTTAGGTTTAGTTATTAACTGAAAAATAATTTTAAAAAAATGAATAAAAAAAAGTACGAAATATTAAAAAAACGTTGCAATATAGCTGAAAGTGATTTGAATACTGCAACGGGTAGAATGGAAGCCGAAATGCAGCCGTTTTTTAAAAGCGAAATAACTGTTCTTTTTCAACCATCTGATGGATTTGTAGTGCTTGTGTTAGATACTGATAGTATAGGAAATGCCCCATCTAATTTAGGTATAGATGAAGTTTTTAAAACAATAAGTGAAAACCCTAAATTTTACCTGTAAAGTAATTAAACCTAACACGGAGCTATGTTGCTTAAGCGAAGCGGTGCAATATTAGCGGATGTTAGGAAATGTTTATAAATTTAATAATTAAGGGAATGAAAGAAGAAGAAATAATAAAATAACTATATTTGAATCGCTAAACTACAAATTATGGCAAAGATATACACAACACAAGACTATGAGAAAAGCTCTTTAATATGTATGCATAGAGTCTACATTAAAAAGGCTATGTTAAAACACGAAGGGCATAGGGCAAAAGCTGCTAAAGATTTAGGTATTACAGAAAGGACCCTTTACAGAAAACTTACACTACATAATATATGAAAGTATCAGTAAATATATGTTCATTAGTTGAGCGTAAAGAGCAGTTAATAAATACTATTAAATCAGTAGTCGATCAATGCGACATTGTTAATGTCTGTTTAAATAATTATTTGAGTTGCCCGTATGAACATCCGAAAGTAAATTACTTTTATTCTGATAATGTTTTTACTGATTCTGGAAAGTTTCTTTTTGTAAAGGATTTTAAAGGGTATTACTTAACCTTAGATGATGATTTAATAGTTGGACCTACATACGTAAAAGACACTATTAAAATGATAGATAAATACAAAGTAGTTTCTTATCATGGTAGAACCTTCTTAAAATTCCCTATTGAAAGTTATCATAAAACACCAGCGATTAGGAATAGGTGTTTAGCAGAACATACATTTACAGAACCTGTACAAATATGCGGCTCAGGTGTAATGGGATTTGACACTAATTACTTTAGCCCACCAATGAGTATTTTCAAGAAAGGTTTAATGTCTGATATTTGGGTGAGCATATATGCAAGGGAAAACAATATTTATATTTGGGGGTTAAAACATAGTGCTAATTACTTTAAATACCAACATGTAGAGGATACAATCTATGAGAAAAAAGTAAATGATTGCGAGTATGAAACTGAATTAGTAAATAAATACTTTCAACACTAACTATAATTGTTTATTTTTGTCACTTACTATATTATGAATATAGCACCAAAAAATGAAAATACCATCTATAAGAGAAGTCGTAACATTATTTACAAGCCAAAGAAATCATAACGACTTCCTTAAGGGCGTTACTAATGTAGGAACTACCTCGGCTGGTGTTTCTATAACTACTGACAACTCTATGACTATTGCTGGAGTATATTCAGCTGTAAGAGTTATAACCGATGCAATTAGCCAACTACCAACACACGTTGTAAGAGAAGTAGGAAACAATATAGAGAAAGATAAATCACACGCTTTATTTCCTTTAGTTAGTAGACAGCCAAACGACCTAATGACAAACTTTGTATTTTGGCAAATCATGTTCCCTAATGTTTTATTATGGGGCAATGCTTACGCAATTATAGATTTTGACCCACGGACAATGCGCCCTATTTCTTTACTGCCTGTACATCCAAGTATGGTAACTGTTAGTATTCAGAATGGAATATTAATGTACACGTTTAGATTAGAGGGTGGAACTGAATTCACTTTAGATCAAAGTAACGTATTGCATTATAGAGGTTTAGGAGATCAATTAATGGGTAAGTCTGTAATAGATTTAGCTGAAGATAATTTAGGATTAGGTAAAGCTGCTGAAGGATTTGGAAGCACTTTCTTTGGTAATGGAACTAATATGAATGGGGTTTTAACAACTGATTCATCTTTAAGCGATAAAGCAAGAAAAAATATATCTGATTCTATAAGTAGTAGTAATGGAGGTTTGAGTAAATCTAACAAACTATTATTATTAGAAGAGGGTTTAAAATTCCAACCAACATCTATTGCTCCAGATTCAGCACAATTTTTAGAAACAAGAAAGTTTAGTATTGTAGATATTGCAAGATGGTTTAAACTTGCTCCACATAAGATAGCAGATTTAGAAAGGGCTACATTCTCAAACATAGAAGAACAAGATTTAAATTTTGTTAAAGAAACTATACTTCCTTGGGTAATAATGATTGAGCAAGAGGATAATAGAAAACTATTAAGAGAGGACGAGAAAAATACGTTATCAATTAAAAAGAATTTAGACGGGCTTTTAAGGGGTGATATTAAGACAAGATACGAAGCTCACAAAGTAGGTATTCAAAACGGATTTATAACTCCTAACGAAGCGAGAAAGAAAGAAAACATGAACCCTATAGATGGATTAGATACAACTTGGATGCAACTTAATACAGCACCTGTAGTAGATGGAACTAATCAACAAGCTAAAGAGGAAGAAGTAAAGGAAACTATTAAACCAAAAGAAGATGAAGAAAATTAAAATAGAGAGACAATATAGAAAGTTACATATTAAAAGTGGTGACATTAACAAAGAAGAAAGAACTGTAGACGTTTCATTTAGTTCTGAAGAGCCAGTAGAAAGGTGGTTTGGTACTGAAATTTTAGATCATAAAAGCTCTTCAGTAGATTTGAATAGATTAAATAATGGTGCTGCTGTTTTAGAAGATCATGCAGGAGGTCAAATTGGAGTAGTAGAATTTGCTGAGATTAAAGAAGGTAGAGGTTTTGCTAAATTAAGATTCTCACAAAATGGTCAAGGGGCTAACGTATTTCAAGATATAGAAGACGGTATTAGAAGAAACATTTCTTTTGGTTATCAATTAAATGATTTGACTTTAGAGAAGGAAGAGAAAGGAGAAAATCCAGTTTACAGAAGTAATAGCTGGACACCTTTCGAGATTAGCGTTGTTGGTACTCCAGCAGATACTACAATAGGAATAGGTAGAAGCTCAGAAGATTCTAACGAAATAGAAGTAGATGATTCATTTAGAAACTTATCAGAAAAAACCACTACAGAAGATAAGGAAAAGGAATTAATCGAAAAGGAAGAGCAAAAAGAAACTAAAAGAGAATATTGCAAGATGGCTGAAAAAAGATTACTTTTGGCTAAGATGGGAGAAAACTCATTCAAAAAACAATCATAAGGTATAGAAGCCTTATACTCAATTTTTATATTAATTAGGTAAAGAAGCCTAACACAAAAAAAGAAAGATGGAATATAACACTAAAGCAGACGAAGAAAGAGCCGCTAAGTCGAGGTTAGAAGCTAAGGCTATAGTAGACTTCGCACAAAAGGAAGGTCGAGAAATGAACAAAGAAGAGAATGATTCGTTTGACTCTCACATGAAAGAGCATCAAAACGCTGAAGACTCAGTAAATAGAAAACGATCTTTAAACGAAGCGTTTGAAAAAGACACTCAAAATAAAGAAGTTATTGCTGATAAACTGGTTAAATCAGTAGACGAAATCAAAGAAACAGAAGTAAGACATCACGCAGCTATTATGGATTATCTTCGTAATGGTAATTTGAGAATGTCTGTTAGTAATAGAGAGCTTTTAGATAGAGCACAAACAGTAGGTACTAATTCAGAAGGTGGATATACAGTAGACACTTCTTTAGCAGCAGCTATAGAGCAAGCTACTTTAGATTTTGGTGGTGTTCGTTCAGTAGCTAACGTATTTTCAACTTCTAAAGGTGGAGATTTAAGCATAGTAACAAATGATGATACAAGCAATGTAGGTGAGCTATTAGCAGAAAGTGCTACAGCAGCAGCTTTAGATACTGCTTTTGGAGTCGTTACTTTAAACGCTCATAAATACTCTTCTAAATCAATGTTAATTACAAGAGAGCTTTTGCAAGATTCTGAATATAATTTAGTTTCTTTCTTAGCAGAATTAATGGCAGAGAGAATAGGACGTATTACAAATACTCATTATACAACTGGAGACGGTTCAGGTAAACCAAGAGGTATTGTTACAGCATCAGTAGCAGGAAAATCAGCAGCAGCTACAGGCGCAACAACCTTTAGCGAATTGTTAGACCTTAAACACTCAGTAGACTCTACTTATAGAAGTAACGCTACTTGGATGTTTAATGACAGCACTTTAGTTGCACTTAAGAAATTGGCTATTGTTTCGGCTAATCAGTCTTTATGGCAGCCCGGCATCGTAGGTGGTGCTCCTTCAACTATTGATGGTCAAGCATACACAGTTAACAATGATATGGCTTCAATGGCAACAACAACTAAACCAATTATCTACGGAGATATGAAAAAGTACTGGGTAAGAGATGTTGCAGGAGTTGAGATTTTAAGAAGTGACGAATTGAACATGTTGAAAGGACAAGTTACATTTGTTGGATTCTCTCGAACGGATGCTGATTTAGTGAATACTGCTGCAATTAAGCACATGGTAATGGCATAAACTAATTTGTAGTTTAGCTTTAATTAAGTTAATCGGGAAGGGCTGCTGCAACTGTAGCAGCCCTTTTTTAATATATAAGATATGGAAGTACAATTTTTAGAACCAATGGCAGGAAGTCAAGTAGTTTATGAAACTAATGTAATTTACGACTTACCAAAGGATGAAGCAAAAAGATACATAGAGCATGGAATTTGTTGTTTACCTGAAGATGCAGAAGAGGCGTTAGAAGTTAAACAAACTGTAATAGCTCCAAAACCAAAAGAAAAGAAAAAAGCTAAAAAGTAATGTCGAGTTATCAAATAACAGTACAACCAGCAACCGAGCCAATAACATTGGTAGAGGCTAAAGATCATTTAAGAGTTGACTTCTCAGACGAGGACGGCTATATAGATACTTTGATAGCTACAGCAAGGAAGTACTGCGAACAATACACGAATAGAGTATTTATTACTCAAACATGGAGACAAAACTTAGATTTCTTTCCTAATGTTATTCAGTTAAAAGTTAATCCTATTATTAGTTTAACGAGTTTAAAGTATTTTGATACTAACGAATCTCTAACAACTATAACGGATGATTCTGCTAACTTCCAGAAGGATTTTTTAAGCGATGTAGGGAGCTTACACGAAGGATTAACTAATAGTTTTCCAAGTGTAGGAAATACAATTAACCCTATTGAGATTATAACGGTTTGCGGTTATGGTGATGCTTCAGATGTACCAGACGATATTAAACACGCTATTAAGTTAATGGTAAGTCATTTATACGAGAATAGAGATAGCGTTAATGTTGTTGTAGGTGGATTGACTCAGCAAATAGAATTACCTAATTCGGTTAAACATTTATTAGCACACTATAGAGTTTTAACATTTGGATAAAAAGATAAATTATGAAAAATATTATTGAGAAAATGAGAAGCGTTACAATTGTTTTAATGACTATTATTACGGTAATAGTTTTAATTGATATGATTATCAAGTATGTAAATGGATAAAAAGATACTAATATTACTCCCGATTTGGAAACGTGAAAGCATAACAAAGATTTGCTTTGATAATTTAAAGGAACTACAAAAAGAATTTAACATTGAGGTGTTATGTATAGTTTCCGAGCAATGGGCAAAGATATTAGCATTTGAATACGGTTTTAAGTACGTGAACGCTTCTAACGAATGTTTAGGTACAAAGATGAATATAGGAGTTAGAGAGTCTTTAAAGTACAAGTATGATTACTTAATGAATTTAGGTAGTGACGACATTATAACAAAAGAATTATTCAATTGTTATTCTGATTATTTTAAAATTAACTATCCTTTCTTTGGAGGTACAAGATTAACGTTTATTAATAGTGCCAGTAAAGAGATTAAAACGTGCGATTATCAGGTGTTGATAGGTGCTGGTAGATGTATTAGAAGGGACGAATTAGAAAAGGTATTAGACAGAGGTGAAATGTATGATAAAATACAGAAGGGCTTAGATATGAATAGTATGAGTAAATTTATTTGTTCAATGACTGAGATTAAAAACCCTTTTACAAGTATTTACGATATTAAAAGCGATGTTAATATTTGGACCTATACAAACATTGGAGGAACAACTATAGATTTCGAGAAAGGCGTTGAGGGATTAAGTACAAAACAAATAGATAATATATTAGAGCTATGATTAATTCTGGTAGATTAGATAGAAGGATAATAATACAAGAGAAATCTATTGTATTAGCTACTAACGGGCAGCAAACCGAAACGTGGGCTACTTTTTTAACTGTATGGTCCAATCCTGTAGAAAAGGATGGATTTGAAAAGACAGATAATAACAACCGTTCTACTATGCGAATGGTATTTTTTAGGGTAAGATATAACAGCACTATAACTAATGAAATGCGTGTAGTTTGGGAAGGTCAATCTTATAAAATAGAGGACACTAAAGAGCTTGGAAGGAAAGAGGGTTTAATTATTAACACAAGTTTACTAACTCAAGACTAATGGCTAAGGATGGTATAAGTATACAGTTTAGAGGTGGAGATAAGTTAGATAGGGCTTTATCTAAAATGGCTGTAACTCATCAATCTAAATCATCTGCTATTGTTAATAGTTCGCTATCTGCCGCTACAACACAAGTTAAAAAAGAACTTAAGAGGGAGGTCCCTGTTTGGGGAGGTAAAGATACAAAAGGATTTAAAACAAAATCGAGAAATACTTCTGTAGGACAATTAAGAAGGTCTATAGTTGGAGGTTTACGAAAACAGGTTGACGTTCCGAGAGATGTATTCTTAGCTGGTGTATGGTTTAAAACTGCTTTTGGTGGCGCAAAGACAGGTTATGATGATGGGTTTTTTATAAAGTTTTTAGATGAAAAAACTAAATCTAATGCTTTTGGTGCAACTGGAGGGCATAATTTTATTGCTAAAGGAGTTAAAAAATCAGAATCTAAATTTAAAAATAAGATAGGAGGTAATTTAGCCAGAAAAATATCTATTTTGAGTCAAAAAATAATTAATAAAGAACTGTAATGGCTAAAGGTATAGGAGATGTATTATATAATTTGCTCAGTAATGATGTAGATGTTTCTGCTATTGTAGGAACTAAGATTTACCCCTTTATAGCTATTGAAGATGTTCAAGACCCTTACATAGTTTATACTATTGAAGGAGTTGATCCTACGCAAGATAAAGACGGACCAAGCGTATTAGATACTATAACGGTTAATATAGAATTATATACTGAAACATTAAGCGAATTAGAGGACTTAGGAAACAAAGTAAGAGCTTTATTAGATAGAAATAGCGGTATAATAGAAACTATTTGTGTTCAATCAATATCTTTTACAGCAGAAGATAGTGGTTATGCCGATGAAGATAGAGTATATTTAAAGATTCAATCATACTCGATAAGAGTAACTAAATAATTAAAGATATGGAAATAGTATTATTAAAGAAATATAAGCCACATTCAAGAGAGCTTAAAGTAGGTACTCAAATGGGAGTAACACAAGAGGTAGGATTAGACCTTATTAAAAAAGGAATAGCAAGAGATTTTACAAAAGAGTATAATGCTGATCTTCAAAAGAAAAGAGATGAAGACGATGATATTGTAGAGGAAAAAAAGGTAGAGAAAAAGAAAAAAAATAACTAATTTTACATTAATCAACTGTGTTAAGTAACACGGTACAAAATTAACAAAATGGCAACAACAGGACCCGTAAATGGAACAGACTTTGGCGTATATGTCGGAGCAACAAAAGTAGCACACGCAACGAGTGCAAGTATATCATCTTCAATGAGTGTTAGAGATGCAACCAGTAAGGATAGCGCTGGTAATTCAGAATCTTTAGAAGGGATGATGGAATGGAGCATTGAAGGTGAAGGTTTATTTGCCTTAGATGCATCTTATGGTTATAAAGATTTACACACGGTATTAAGATCAAGAGGTGTAGTTACAGTTAGATTTAGCTCTGAGACTTCAGGAGATGAGTATCACGAAGGACAAGCGTTTTTAGTAGATTTATCTGCTGATGCTGGATTAGAAGAGACTATGACATTTAGTTTTTCTTTTACTGGTACAGGACCATTAAACTTAAAACAATTAACATAAATAATAATTAACAAGCTAAACTACAAATTATGAAGGTTAAAATAGGAGATAAAGAGTACACTTTAAATTACAGTAATAGAGTAATCTATGATATAGAAGATCATTTTGGAGAATCTATTAGTAAGTTTTTAGTTAGAGGTGACGATCATACTAAGAAAGAGTTAGGGCATTTGATACACTTCGGTGTTAAAGATGATATGACTTTTGAAGAGTTTACAGATAATATGAAGTTATCTCAATACGTACAAGCTCAACTTGATGTGGTATCTGCGTTATCGTCTGCTTTTGGAATTGATAGTTCAAAAAAAAAGGGCAAAGTGACGTAAGTTCAGGCACTACAAATGACAGTAAATGGGATTGGGAAGAGGCACAAATATTTGCTTGTGGAGTTAAAAATTTAACGCCAAAGGAGTTTTGGGATTCACAACCAAGAGACATAATATTAATGAATGAGGGTTTTCAAAACGAGCGTAAATATACAGAGGGCTTGCAGTTGGAAACCCTTCGTCTTTTAAGGTATTGTGCTTATACTACTTATATAGGAATACCGACAAAGAAAGGGCATAAAAAGACTAAAGTAACTAAGTTTTACCCTTTGGCTGGAGATCCAAAACCTAAAGAAATGTCTACTATAGAAAGGTTTAACATAGAGAACAGGAAAGAGCCTCTAATTACAAACGGTAAAATGAGAGGTTATAAAGAAAATGATAGTAACGCCTTGTATAGTGATGCTATAGGTGGTGAAATAATAGCATACATTAATGAGGGTGTAATTGAATTAGTTAATTAACGGTATGAAGTCATACTGCACACATATAAAACAATGGGAAAGAGTAGCGGTAGTATTTGGGTAAGTCTTGGACTTAGAACGGCTAATTTTAGCAAAGGGATTAGCAAGGCAAAAAAGGATTTAAACGGTTTTCAAAAGTTCGGTCAAGGATTAAAGGGAATGTTTAACCCTATGACGGTGGGAATTGGTGTGGTCGCTGGTTTAGGCGCTGCATTAACTAACGCTGTAGGTATATTTAATGACTTTGAAAAGGCAAATAGTGCCTTAAAAGCTGTTTTAAAAGGTACTGATGCAGAGATGGAATCCTTATCAGATCAAGCAAAATTATTAGGGTCAACAAGCGCTTTTACAGCTAATGAGGTTAGTTCTCTGCAAAAAGAGCTTGCAAAATTAGGATTCAATAGTACGCAGATAGAAAATATGACAGAGGCCACGCTAAACTTGGCCGCTGCTGCTGGTGTAGAATTGTCAGAGGCTGCCGCTTTTGCTGGAGCTTCTTTAAATGCCTTTGGATTAAATAGTACAAACGCTGGGCACATAACCGATGTTATGGCTGCAAGTTTTGCAAGTTCTGCATTGGATATGGAGAAACTAAGCGAGACTATGAAAACGGCCGCACCTATTGCAAGGGCTACGGGCGTTAGTTTTGAGGTTGCAACGGCTGCGGCCGGTAAATTAGCCGATGCTAATATAAGTGGTTCAAAAGCTGGAACAGATTTAAAAAACATATTTAGTGAGTTAGTTAAGGATGGTAAACCCTTTCAAGAGTCCTTAGAAGATATAGCTACAAAATTAAACGGGGCAAGTACAAAAGCTGAAAAGTTAGCAATTGCTGAAAAGTTAGTAGGCGAAAGAGCAAAGGGTTCATTACTTATATTAGTAGATCAAAAAGAGGCTTTAGGGTTATTGGCTACAGAATTTGAGAACGCAGACGGTACAGCAAAAGAAATGGCTGATACCATGCTTGATAATGTTGCTGGAAGTATGACTAAAGCTGGTTCGGCTTATGAGGGTTTTATACTTAGTATTGAGGATGGAAACGGTATAATCTCAAAAGCCATGAAAGGCTTAATTGATGGGTTTACTGATGCTTTAAGTTTACTTACAGAGTTTAATAGTTCTGATTTAAGCATATTTGAAAGAATAGCATCATTGACCACTCCAGCAGTTAGGAAAGTTATTAAACTTAGAGATGCAAATAAGGAGGTTAAGGAATCTGTTGAGGACATTGTAGAGGTAATGCCTGACTTAGAGAAAGGCGTAGAGAATGCAATTAAGGAGGTTGTAACATTAACAGCAGCACAAGAAAAAGCGGCTATAGCGGCAAGGAATTTTGGAAGTGTATTACAGGACTCATTAAGTATTAAAGCATTACCTACAGGATTGAGTAGTGCAATTGATAATATATTAAACGATATAGCAGAAGAGGGAAACAAACCAAGAAAACTACATATATCAGTACAACCAGAATTAGTAGTTCAGAATCCAGAAGAATCTGGAGCCGTTATTAATGGTGACATGATTAAGTTAGGCGAAAGTGCTGGAGCAGCATTATCATCTTCTTTAGTTGGAGCAGCTACCGAGGGCTTAGTAGGATTAGGAGAGGCTTTAGGTTCTGGAGGTGGTGCTGAAGATTTCGGAAATGCTTTATTAGGTGGCTTTAGTGGTTTATTGAGTTCTTTCGGAGAGCAAATGATTACTTTAGGATTGGGAATGATAGCTTTAAAAGCTGCTTTAGCATTAGGTCCATTAGGGGCAGGTTTAGCAATTGCTGGAGGTGTTGCGCTAATAGCGGTTGCAAGCTCAATAAAGGGTACTATGGACACAGCAAGTGCTGAAGGTTTTGCCGCTGGTGGATTAGTAACGGGTAGCGTATTTGCCAACATAGGAGAGGGTAGAGGAACGACACGAAGCAATCCAGAAGTAATAGCCCCATTAGATAAGTTAAAGGGGTTTATGCCAGATGCAGGAGGTATGGGAGGTGATGTAGAATTTGTAATTAAAGGCAATAATTTAGTAGGCGTACTTAAAAAGACCGGTAAGAGGTCGAGTTTTAGTAATTAATAGTTAAATTTGTTTAATGGCATTTGGATTAAAATATACACACAACTTTCATCAAATAAAACAGTACGGTAGCGTAAGTACCGAGTGGCAAATAAGGATTTTACAGGAAGGTTTTGATGGTTCGACATCTACTTTTGACGTTGATAGAAATAGTATAAACTTAAGTAGAGAGGGTGATTTATTAACTACCACGCAAGGAACTACGCTAACATTCTCAATAATTAACAAAACAGAAGGAGAGTTTAAAGAATTTAGAGATGCTAATTGGGGAGAGTATGCGGTTGTATTATTAAAAGACCCTAATGGAGTTAAAAAGCGTGTATTTACAGGATATAATCAAAGTGAAATATACACAGAGCCATACGATCAACCTCCTTATAGTTCAGTTTTAGAATTTACTTGTGGGCTAAATCATTTACAGCATGTTAAATGGGATGATTCAGTAAATGAGGTAGAAGAATTTGGTGTAGATGCAAATAGTACATCTACCGTTAGTGCTTCTGTGGTTATAAGCGGAACGGCTAAAGGTGTTAGTTTTAACATAGATGGTAGTACTGGATCTCACAATAATCATATAGTAACACTACAGACAAGCGTAGACGATGCCGTATGGGTAGATACTATTCATGGAGTTACAGGTGTAGATATAAGCTCTAATATAACAGGAGATTTAAACGATAATTTTGCAAGGCTAAAAATTACAGCGGCAGAAGGTGCGGCAAGTACAATAGATTGGGTAATTACTCCTTTTTATGTTGGTCAAAAATCAATAATTGAGGTGCTTAGATTGGCTTTAAATAAATTACCAAACCCTCTACCTATAAAAGAGTTTGTTAATCAATATGAAGACAGCATAAATTCTACAACTACTGATTCTATGATAAATCAGATTTTTGTGGATAGTAGTGTTTATAAAAAGAAATCGGACGAGGGTAGTAAATCAAATGAAGAAGCTTTTAATTGTAGAGAGACTTTAGACGGTGTTTTAAAAGTGTTTGGAGTTAATCTATATCAAGCAAATAGTATTTGGTATATCGTTAGAGTACAGGAGTATATGGATAGCACTATGTATTTTAGGGATTTTGAGGCCAACGAAGGAACTGAAGATGTTATTACTATAGATGGTTCTGGAAATCTTACAACTAACGAGAGAGATGTAACGGGTAGAACTGGATTAGGGAGTGAATTAGTATTGGTAGCTCCAGCATCAGAATTAAGCATAGAGCCACCATTAAATAGAGTTCAAATAACATACAACCAAACAAATATAGAGCAAGAAGATAGCGATTGGATTAAGAATGGATGTTGGGACGATAGGATACCAAGTACTCTTACTCCTTCATTTTGGACTTTTGTAGGTAGTGACCCGTCTACATATTTTGCATTAGATTTTAATAGTAATAGTAATGGACCCTCTATATGGTACATGGAATTTGACCCTATAACGCAAAGTTTAGCCGAATCTTTTGACTCTGGAATTTACATAGAGCAGATAAAAACTGGCGTTGCCACATCTACATTAGATAGCTTATTGTTTAGTTTTGAAACGTATTTTGCGGCAGCAATAACGGGCAACGGATCACCAACTACTGTTATAAATTGGATGAATAACTCATTAGAGGTTACTTATGAAATAGAGATGAAGGTAGGTACTTTCTATCTTCATGGAGATGTTTTAGGTGGTTTTACATGGGTTGACGGAGTTGTAGGGAGAGGCGTGTTTAAGTATTTTGGAGGCCAAGCAAATAATGCAGGAAGTAGCCCTACAGCATTTAGTTATTCTACTCACTGGTGGAGACAAGCATCTAAAGTATTACCGACACTACCTACTACCGCAATAGTTGATATTAGAATTAGAATATACCAACCATACAGTAATTCTAAGACTTTTGCGGATGCTTCTGGATACACTCTAACCATACATGATATACAACAGGCTTGTTTTAGTTTAGTTTACTTGCCTTTAGAAGGTCCTCCCACTGAAGAGTTGATTATTAATTCTACAATTAATGAGGACGAAAACTTAGAAGAGATTGAGGTGTTACACGGTGATGGTACTAACTCAGGCACATTAAATAGCTTTAGGACTTCTAACGGATTAATTACTAACGAATGGACAAGAAGAGGCTTATCGGATGATATTGATATATTGACTTTGTTTTTAAGACAGTTAGCAGATATGAGGGGTGACTTTGTTAGAGAGATTAGCGGAAAATTAATAGGAGAAATAGACGTTTTTAACACTATAGAACATACTACAGATGTTGTAGCGAGTTATTACATAAAAACATACAACTGGAGTATAGAAACAAATGAATATGATGTAACATTATCAGAGTTAGAAAACTCTACTTTACCTGTTGTGATAGTAAAAGATACTGTAAGCTCTAAAGTTAGTGTTGACACTTCCGAAAATTCAGAGCAAAATCAATTAGGGGCTATAGCCTCATCTACAAGCGATGGAAGTATAGTATCTAAAAGCTCTACAATTAATCCTAATCAACTGGACTTAAATAACTTTATTTAATGGCAATTTTACCTAAAATAGTATATAATTTTAATGAGAATGATGCTACTACTATACGTGATTATTCAGAGAATGGTAACGATGGGTTAGGAACTAATTTGACTGTTTCCACATCTACAAGGGTCGGCAATGATGCTGTTTTTAATGGCACTTCTGACAGGGTATTAATGGGCACCATGTCGAGTTTAGACGGTGTTTCTGATTGTGGCTTTCATTTCGGTATAAATATAACGTCTGGAGGCTCATTAACAAAAAAGGTATTGAGTAAAATAGGTCAAGTACTTGCTACATATAATTATTCTACAGGTGTTTTTAGTTTTGAGTTAACCGTAAATAGTGGAGTAGCTATAGTTACAGATACAATAACAACGGGTGCTTTTTTTGATTTAGATATAGTTTATGAGTCTGACGTATTAACATTGTATAAAGATGGTGTTTCTGTAGACACTGATAATACTCAAAGTGGTGTAGTATCCACTATAGCCTCTACCATGACACTTGGAGACCCAGTAGGGAGTGCTGCGTTCTTTATACTTAATGAATTTAAACTATATAACGAAGCAATAACAACAAATATAATTACAGCCTCTATAAACCAACAAAACGGTATTTACACAGACACCTTTGAGGAAAGCGGCTTTCAATTAGGAGACGTTATATTTACCAATTTAGAAACTACTCCTTTGTATGCTGTAGTTAGTTGGGTAGGTACTGGTACAGATTACAGGTTTTTACCTCTTACCTCTGGAATATATGGTTCTTTAGAATTTAGACGAGGCGCTCATTTATGGGATACTACAAGGCAGTTTGGCTTATTGATAGATGATACCCCACAAATATGTTTTTATGATAACCAGACTAAAAGCACCGAAATATTTATAGATGCTAAAAAGACTTACTGTATTACTAATAACGGACTAATAAACCCATCAGTAGGTAAAATAGATGATTATACGCTAACTAATTCAGATCATACGGTATATCTAACAGGGTCAACTGCTAAGACTTTTACATTTCCTTCATCTCCAACGAACGACAAGCAATGGAATATAATTAATTTAAGTACAGCTACTTTAACTATTGATGGAAACGGTAATAATATAAACGGATCATCTACAGAGGATTTATTAAGTAAATATGATTCTGCACAAATAAAATTCATTAATAATGAGTTAGTTATAAATTAATAGGTATGAGTAATTTTGTAGATAAATTAGATAAAAAAAGGCCAGAATCACAAACTGTTATTAGCGAGGTAGAGTTTTTAAGCGATATAACTGTTCCAACAGCTTCATTAATACTGGGTAAAGATGGGGCGAGAATTGGATCATCTGCGAGGGCTTTATCATATACCGATGCAAGAGAAAGAAATACTTTATTTTCTCAATATTATTATGATGATACTGGTGGTACTGTTTTGTCTTATTGGGATATAGCAGTTAGACAAACGTTAAATGTTTGCCCTGATAGTGGGGTTACTTTATCTGATCCGCAAGAATTACCTTTTAGCGGTGCTGTTGGAAACACACTCACAAGAGCGTTTAAAATTATACCGAAAACATCAGGAACTTTAAGAGTTCAATCCTGGGAGGGGGTAGATGATACGGGCGCTGTTTTAATAGATAGTTCATTTACTATATTAGTAGGAGATATTGATAATTTAACTTTAATTGACCTGCCTATTGGTCTTATATCGGAGGTGGGAGATTTACAGTTTGTAAGGTTTTCAGGCGTTCAATTATCAGGTTCTTTATCTCAAAGTTCTGGAATCTTTATAGGTCAAGAGTGCCCTTATTTAGATTCAGATGTACATTTATTAACGATAAAAGAGGTGGTTACGACTCAAATAGTCGGCACTGTTTCGCCTCATGGAGTGGTAAATGGTGTAGAGGGAGATGTTTATTTGTTTAAGTCGGGAAGGGATAGTACAAAGTACCTATTTAAAAACACCATAGCAGGTAATGACTCTTGGTATAGATACACCAACCCAATTATACTAAGCGGCAAACCTTCTGATATAGAGCAATCTATGAATATGAATAGCGGAGAATCTTTTGTTGTTCTCGAAATTGTGCCAGAAACAGATATAGAAACATTTGTTTTAGTAATGGATAATAATAGTATGCCAGTAGGTCAAACTTGTGATTTCTATGTTACCATTTTTAATCAAGACGGAGACACAGTTTTAAAAGAAGAGTTATTAGTTATAGATAGTACTGTTATAGATTCATTTGAAGTAGATTTTTCAAGTTTATTTGAAAGTTATGCTAATGAGGGAGTTTTAGTAGCTATTACTGCAAACAATTATAGCGGTCAAGGTGTAATATCGCTAAAGAAAATAAAGGCAAAGCAAGTAAACCAAGACACTATTATATTTAAAAAGTCGGGAGTCAATGGAGTTCCAAGTTCTTCCGATTTTACTACGGGAAGAATAACAACAAATGACGTTTTATTTTGGACAGGATTTAGAAGATAATTATGGCGACTATAATACCATTCTCATTAGAGAACCAAACAGGATCAAGTATAGTTTTAAGAGACTTGACTATATTAGACGGAACCACTTACGAGATACCATTAAAAGAAACGTTTTATAACGATGTTAATGCAGGAGTATTCAATAGGGATTTTACAGATATTACTATATTAGGTACAAACAACTTAGAAATAATAAGGGAGGACTTTTGGGATGTATTTAATAGCTTACAAAATAGTAATATAATAAATATAAACACCCAAGGAATAGAATCAATAAGGGAAGGAATACCAACAAATGTGGCAGATGAAGAAGCAAGAGATTCTTTGTTCCCTAATCCTGCTGAAGGGCTAAAAGTTTATAACGAAAGACTTAATTTAGTAGAGAAGTATTACTCTGAATTTGGGCTGTGGCTTAATGCTCATTTAATAGTAGTTCAAAATACAGCAGGCTTGGATGTTGCGAGGGTTGTTTGGTCCGAGAGCGAAAGCGAGGTTAACAGTATTCAATATATCAATATGGATTACCCAGAAATTAATAGTGATAGAGAGGATAGTTACGGGGCTTTAATACAAAACGGTATTAATGACTTTTCGTCTATGGCTGTTAGTGGTAAATGGTTTATAGAGCATGGAGAAACAATATCTATCAATGAATATGTAAGAGCTAAAACAAGCGGTTCAAATAGTGATGTTGGTAAATTACAAGGAAGCTCAGGAACGAGTAATGGTATTATAGGAAGAGCCGTAGAAGATAGCGGAGCCACAACGGGTAAGAGTGATTTTACTTTAGTATTAATAAATGTAGAAAACAGATAGCATGGCAGACATTAAAGATGTACACGCAACAAAGGAGTTTTCAAGAACCCTAAAATTGTCAGGATCTCGTATTAATGGGGTTGTTTTAACTTCTGATGATAATTTTTATTCTTACATAGAGGATGGAGTTTCTATTATTAGAAAGTTTGAAAGTGACTTATTAACTGCTGATTGGGATGCTTTATTATTAGGCGCTAAGTTATTGAGGTATGAACATGTAGCAGAAAGTTTTGACGAATTTGAAGAGGCAGGATTTGAATATCCTACAAGCTCTGGTAATTTCTTTTCTTTAACTTCAGAATCAATAGTTTATTATAATGCTATGTTATTAAGAAAGGCAACACTTACATATCCAATTCATTACCCTACTATTGCAGGAGGTTTTTATGCCTTTACAAATTCCGCCTCCGTTGATAGTTTTGATGCTGCATGGATAGCGGCCTTAGAAAGTGAGAACGCAATAAGTTTACACGTAGCAAGATTGGCAATACAAGCGGTTTCAGATGTTGGAATAGATAACGCCCGTATAGATTCAGTTTTTGCAATAGATTATTAGAAATGAAGAAACCCAAATCTATATGCTCATCCTGTAGGAAGATTAGAGGCTTATCATGTATATGCCCTCCTAAAGAATCTCATCAAGGATTCAAGAAGAATAACTATAGCTTATACAACAGCCGTAAATGGCGTAAGTTCAGCCACCAGTTAAGAAAGGACAACCCATTGTGTATCATGTGTAAAGATGAAGGTAAGACAACACCAAGCGAAATGGTGGATCATATAAAGCCTATTAATGAGGGTGGTGCTATATGGGATGTAAGCAATCTAATGTGTTTATGTAATAGCCATCACGCTAAAAAAACAGGTAAAAGTAAGAGATCAAATAAATAATACTATATTTGCCTTGTTAACCGACAAGTAACAAAAGAAATTAAAAACTAAACCCTTAGGTAGTCTTGTCGGATGCTTAGGGGTTTTTTAATTAAATATATTATGAGAAACTTAATACTACAAGGAATAACAGTTGACGAGCTAACCACAATTATTAATGAAAACGTAAGGACTCAATTAGTCGATCTTAAAAAGGAGCTTCTAAGTAATAATGCAAACGATGATCTATTAACTCGAGATGAAACTTGTAAACTACTACAAATAGATAGTAGTACTTTATGGCATTGGACTAATAAAGGTAAGGTTAAGGCTTATAAAATGGGTCAAAGGTGTTATTACAAGCGTTCAGAAATAATGGAATCTTTTATTTAATAGATATGGATAGTAAAGAATTAAAGATAGGTGATGTATTGTTTTGTGATTATATACCAGACAATGTAATAGTAACAGGTATTAGAAGTGATGGCAAGATAGAGACTGATAAAGGTGTTTATGATTTAGAGTCTTTAGATGTTATACCGCTAAAAGAACTATGAGCCTACTAAGAAGATACTGCAATGATAATTACTCTATTAGTTATAGTGAGTTTGATAAACTACCATTAGACGAAAGAGAGAGCTTATCTAAGACATGGGGTTACTTCTGTTATATTTCTGGTTTGAGTATTGAAAAGGCATGGGATAAACTAATTAAATCAATATAACTATGATTAAATACATTTACTGGTTAATATTCAGGAAGAGGGTTCATTATGTGGATTTAACAAAGACGGACAATAAAAGAGGAGTTCCCAGAATGAAGAATCCACCACCACCACCTAAGTGTTTTAAAAGGCATAAAAGACCTGAAATAGATGATTAATTAATAAACAAGAACTATGAGCGATACAACATACAACTACTGGTGTTACGAAGGATGCACACCTAAGAACGTACAAAGCAAAGATAAGAAGGCTGAATGCCCTAAATGTAGTAAGAGAATGAAACAGTTAGGGATAGCAACTTACATAACAC